ACCCTTCTTTAGGTATTTTAATCGATTGAGCAAAATATAATCCTATATTATCAATGTTTGGTTGAACTTTATTATTTAATAATCTATTTTGTATAGATGTTGGTATATAAAAACCATAATTATCTAATTGAGTATATTCTTTTAAAATAGAAAAAAAAGAATATGAACCTCCATATTCAGAAGATTCAGGAACTATAGCTACTGCCCATTGTGTAGTAGGCGGTACGTTATAGTCCCACTGACCTATTAAATTTAAAAAATTTAATACTAAACTATTAGAAGAAACTTCTGCCATTCATTAATTATTTAGAGAAGGAACAGCATTAGTACCATGTGGTTTTCTTTCAAAGAAATGATAAGCAATCCCCACAGGAAATGTAACTACGGCTCCAGTACCTTCTGCAATGCTATATGATATCTCCCCTACATTACGGATAGAACATCCAATTAAATCATATTGATAAATAGGATCTAAATTTTTATTTAATTGCAATAAAGTAATACGTGAATTTGCATTTGCAATAGAACCTCCTCCTTGTCCTCCTCCAGCAACACCAAAAACATTACCAAATGTTCTGACTGATTCATTCATTAATAATTCACGTACATATGAATCTTCAGGACAATAAAATTCCATTTCGTAACTTTCACTTCCGGGAAATTCAACAGTACCGGGAATATTGAATTTTTGACCAGCATAAGCTACATTTTGATTAACAATGCTTCTTGCTGGAAGCTTTCCTGCTTTTGCATACAACATGTCTTCTGGCCCCAAACGTAAACCACCGGGACCATCAAATGATACAGATTCAATACGAAATAAAATATCCCTAGAAAAATCTCGTATTACCGCATTATTAAAGAAACTGTTGATTGTTTGTTGGGGAATATCCATATAAATTATTTATTCTTTTATAATCATTATTTATGAAAAATAAACAACATTGTACCAGCATCCCACATTTTTCTATATCCATTATCAAACATATTTTTAGTTTCTGTTTTATTTTCATCAAAAATTTCTAATAATTTTGATAATTTATGTTTTTGACAAGAAAAACGTGATAAAACATTATCACCTTTTATATAAACATAAGAAGGTGGTGTGTATGTTTTAAATTTAAATCCAAGTTTTTTGTAAAGATTACCATTGCTATATCTTAAATCTGCATAAGATATTATGTTTTTTGGATTATAATTTTTAATAAAATAATTCAATAATTTAGAAGCCCCTCCAATTACATTATAATGTAATAAATTACAAAATCTAACCAATTCCCATTCATAATTATTATTAAATCTAGGTTTTGAAAATGTCATAACAGATACCAATTTATTATCATATTCCAATCCTAATTTAATTTTGGAATTATCCATTCCTTGTAAATGATTTATATTTAAAAAATCATTTTTTTGTTTGTTTTCCACATAAACTATTTTACATTTTCTTGCATATATCTTTTTATTAATACCTAATTTATTATTAATAATAGATTTCCATATTTTTTGTTTATTTAAATTATTCCATTCATATGAATTTATTTGTAATAAATTGATATTTAATTTATTACACTCTTTATACTTATTAAAATGATTGTATTTATTTTTAGTTTCTAAATCAGAATTATTAGGAAAACTAATACCAAAAGAATGCCATAAACTTCCATTGTATTCAATTGCCAAATTTTTATTTGGAATATAAATATCCAATTCTTTATTCGTTTCTAAAATATTTTTACAATTTTCTAATATATTTTGTTCATATTGTTTAATATAATTTAAAATTGTTTTTTCTTCATACGAAATGCCGTTTTTTCCATAACAATTATAACATCTAATGTTTTTCCATTTTCCATCAGATATATCATAATCTATATATGAATTACATTTATTGCAAAATAATTTGCTTTTCCCGTTGTTTAATCCTTTAAAATTATTTTTATCATTTAAATAAAAACCCTGTTCATTTATAATAGGTAAAATAGATTCTATATGACTTGTTATTCTATTTTTACTTCCATATTTTTGTACACAATTTTTATCAGAACAACATGTTGAATATCCTTTTTTTAAATTAATAAAACGAGTTTTGTTTGAATGACAAATTATGCAACTTTCACCCTCATGTTTATTATTCAAAATATTATAAAATCTATTAGACCATTTATAATCTTCATGATTTAAAGGAATATATTTCGTTTCTAAAATAATTCTTTTTAAAATATGTTTTTTTGTTTTAATATCTGTTCTTGATACACATTTTATAGATCCAGCTACGCTTTTATATTTCAATTTAATAAATTTATCCATTTCATCATACGAACTAATAATTGTATTATTATCTAATATATAATTAATAAAATCTTGTTTTTCTTTTAATATATTGATATTAATTGTTTCACTCGAAGAATTCCATTTTATATTAACTTTTCTAAAACATTTAGAACATGAAGACAAATATCCAATTTTATTACTAATAAATTTTAATGTTAATCCACAAATACATTTTGGAATTTCAAAAAAATTATTAACTATACAATATACTCGTTCTGATAAACTACAAGAATCATTTAAAAAATTAGTACAATCTATTATATTTTTATATAATTCACTTTTTAAAAAATACTCTCTTCTAAAATAAGCCGAATTTAAATTACCATTAGAAGTATAGAAATTTTTATCGTTTTTTATTTGTTTAATAATTTCTATGTATTTATGATTGTTTGATATCATATATATATTTATAACATATATTAAAAAAATACGGAAGATAATCTTCCGTATTTTTTATTTTTAATTATTTTTAACTTCCAATTATTTCACTGAAGTTAGCTCCAGTTGAAGTTGCATAGAAGTTTACTAAGATGAATTCTGCAGCACGAACTGGTTTGATGTAAATATCTACAACTAGTTCATTTTGATCTATTACAGCAGGTGGATTATTACGCTTATCACAAACAATCTGATAATCATACACACCTTGAGTATTTTTTGCTCTAGAGAAAATTGGATCTAATGTTGCTATTACACGATTTCTAGTAAACAATGTATTAGGTTCAAAGATAAAGTATTTAACTGTTTTCTTAGTTGCTTTTTCTAGATACAAGAATAAACGACGAACATTAATACGATCGAATGCACTTGGTTGACGTAATGTTGTTTTTTGACCAAAGATATTAAAACCATCATTTGGGAAAAACGCAACTGGATTGATACTGATTTTATACATCATATCACGTTCTTTTTGTTTAGGCGTGATTGCTAGTGCTAATGCATTTGTAACACGACCACGAGTAAATCCAGCAGGAGCATACCAAGGTTCAAAATTTTGATCTACATTTGCATAATCGGCAGCAGCAAATGGAGAGAAAGGAACCCAAATATTCATTCCTGCAAAAACGTCATTTATTTTTACCCAGTTACCATATACTGTGGAATAACTACTATTGGCAGAAGAATATAAATGACGTAGAGGATTATAAATATATTGAGAAAATGCTTTAGATGTATCTGACATTACTAGATTATTTGCACCAGTAACAAATATTTGACGTAAAGGATCAGCAATAAACATACAATCCTTACGAATTTTCGAACAGAAATTATCAAAAAGTTGGAAGATAGTATTATAGTTATCTTTTACATTATATGCTTCTTCACTTACACTTCCTACTTCATTAGTAATTAATGCTCCTAATCCTTCAGATAAACCAGCAGATGATTGTGTATCATCAAAATATGAAGTTTTATTTGCACATGCAGTTGCATAAATTGTACCTAAACCAGATTCAACAAGAATATCTAAATCAAAAACTTCATCATTTTCAATCTTACGTAATGTTCTATCTAATTTAAGAGGTAACAATCCAATATCTTTTTGTGCCATAGAAATATTTGAATAAGCACCCATTGGGAATAGAGCATCTGCATAATTCAAATATGTTTGTAAAGTTGGAATATCATTTAAGTGGAAACCGATTCGTGAAGAATTACCATCAAAATTTTCTAATAATGATTTTTCAATATTTTTAGAAAACACACGAACCTTTTTCTTTGGTACACCTTGACCATCTAACCAAGGACCTGAATTTTTACCATTTAAATTGTTATTTGTAAATAAAGTAATATTATTAGATCTGTTAGCAATATTTTCTAAGAAGAAAGTAACGGCAGGTCCACCACTTTGATTATTAATTTGACGATAAAAGTCAAAAGAACCAGCACGATTTTCCTCTAAAATATATTCTAATTTAACTGCATCAGGACTATATGGGCTTGTACGTAATTTAAATAATCCAAATGAAACAGTATCATCAAATTTATTTGTAGCAACATCAGAGAATGTATATGCTATTTTTTCTAATGCTTCGGAAATACTACCATTATTACGATCAGAACCAGAATCTTTAGAAGCTGAAAGAGGAAAAGCTAATTTTGGATTTGGTATTTCTGACATTGTAGAAACATCCAAACCACCTCCGGGAGAAGTAATACCATTTGTATAAATGGTTCGAATAGAATCATGATCAGTGTTAGGTTGAATATTAGTATTATCTGCAATACCAATATAATGTCCTTCCCAACGAGTATTAATTGTAGATTGAAGTTTGTTAATGATTACAAGACCAGCTTTGCCGAAATCTGATGGAGAGTTAATCTGTGAAACTGGTGCTCCAGATGCTGACCAATTACCATTTGTACTTGTGAATGCAGTTCCATCAGCAATATTAATATATTGATCTTTTGTTAATTCGAAAAATTTAGGTGCTCCTAATACATAAGTACAACTTGGACTTGTTAAATCTGTTGTAATTACTGTATCTTTTCCATCTTGGAAATATGTTTTAAATAAATTGGCACTTATTGCCATTGAACTTAATGAAGGATTAGAAATATATGAAGTATAAAAATTAGTAAATCCTAAAACAATAGTATTTTTCTCTGATAAACTAAATTTACCATAGAAATTAATACCATTTGCTGATAATGAATTTGCACTTAATGAAAGAGTTGGATGTGCAATCAATTCAGAATATACTTCACTAAATTGAAAAATAATACTAGGAATAAATTGGATATTACGTGAAACAATTGTATTTGTTTCTTTAACAGCAACAACAGGATAAACTAATGCTCCGTAATCTTTACCATAACCTTCTCCACCTTCAGTTCCATAAGGCATACGACTAACAAATAAATTACCATTAGAACTATTTAAAACTTGACGAGCACCATAATAAAAATATCTTTCTGCTGGATTTGTTGGTGTGCCATATACTTGTTCAAATTCTTGAACAGATGTAATTTGTAACACTTCATCGATTGGACCTTTAGGAGCAAATCCAGTCATGAAAATATTAGTACCAGCAGGTAAAATAGGGGATAATGTTAAGTCTACTTCTCTAATTTCGACACCGGGTGATTGAATACTTCTTGCCATAATGATATTTAGTTATTTTTCAAGTATTTTTTTTAAACTTATAACAAAATAGTTTCTATTCTTCTAAAAACAAATTCAAATGTAGTTTCTATTTCTGCTGCATCTCTATAATTATAATCAATCTCACCTATTGAAATAGGAAAAGCATTTTTATATACCCATTGTATTACTTCCCCATGAAACTCATCTTTTGCTGTCACACAAAAATCTGCAGAATATAAACCCGGTCCATTATCTTTTTCGGTTATAGGTCCATTATAAATTCCTGTTTTTTCATTTCTTATTAAATCTATCCATTTATGAATAAACCAATAATTTTTAAATTCATTATCTATGGTAAATTTAACACTAATTGGATCATAAGTAGGTTTCACATGTGAAGAAACATAAGCACCTGCTCCTGCATAACGCACTTCTTCAGCAGGGACTATGTTTTTCGGTACAATAGTCCCATAAACAGAAAATTGTAAAGTATCAATATCAACAGTATTATTATCTCTTTGTAATTTTTTATTAAAAGTACGTAATGCTTCTGGTAATGTAATAGTTAAACTAAATTTATCTTTTCTAGATTTATTTAAAAAAGATTGATCATAATGATTATCCATGATATTATTTAGAATAACTCTATCCCATATATGGTGTCCACCCTTGATTATG